TAACACCGGCTTGAAATAGCCGTTCGAGGTATTGTGAACTGCGTTCAATCAAATCAGCCTTCTCTGTTGGCGTCATTTCATCCAGAGGCGGCAACTTAAATTCAATGCCGGCAGGGACTCCGCCCAAAGCAGACATCGCAACTATCGGCGCCAATTTCTCCAATACCGGGTAAATGTGGATTGAACGTTGTTGTTCAAGCGTCCCACGATAATTCTTCTCATCTGATTCACCTGTACTGTTCATTCCGGCAGGGGATCGCCCAAAGAGACGGGTGGCAGGAATTGCAGTAGAACCTGATACGTCTAACATTGCCCCGTCTAATACTTCAGGAAGTCCACCGAATGAATATTGCAGTTGTTGAACAGAGTCGCCTTTATTTACTAGGCGAACGCCAAGATTTGATTCTAGGATACTCATTGCTTGTATCATGGAATACATACGCTTTTGAGCTGACGCAGACGCAGATGCAAAAATCTGGTCTAACGAATCGATTTCATATACCGACAAACAAGCCTTAAATGTGAGATTTGCAATATTGTGGGTTACATTATCACGGCGCACCAAATCATCATACATGGCTTCAATAGCGGATGTTCCCCACTGTTGTTCGGCTATTGCCTCATAATATGGCATTTGAGTTCCGATAAATCTTAATACTCTTGAATGATGGACACGGTATCGAATGAGACCGTTTTCATCCCGGACTTCATAATATCGTGGCAAGCCATAATCTGAACTTGCAGGGTTTGAAACGAGCTCAAGCGATGGATAAATCCCGCTCCATCTATCAACAATAAACAGCCCACGGAATGAACCGGGTAGAATTTCATTGACGCGTAGAGGTTTGGCCATGTCGTCATCTTGACCGTCAATCATTATAATTGCCGCCGCACCACCATAAAGACGCGCCCATTTAATGGCCTCAATTATTTGACGTCTTATCTTTGTTTTATCAATACATTCTGTGAGTTTGTCCAGTGAGTCATTATCTAATCCGGGTGCTTCAATGCGCAGGTCTGTCATTGCATCTTCCGGGATAACAGAGCAAACCCTCTGCACAATCCATGATGAACGATATAAAGATGTAAGTAACGACCAATCCTGAGTTAATCTTGTTAAAGGGTATTCGGTGGTATTGATTAAATTCATTTCTCCGAATCCAGTCCTAGCTCCGGGATTGCTGAACGCATCTGTCTTGCGCATTGTTGCCGCGACGGCCTGTCCCACAACGCTACTTTTTTCGTCATTTGGATCAATATTTAAAGCTGAATTTCTTTTAAATCTCATCATTAATCCCCATATTGGCTAAATCGTAAACAGATAATGCTGTCATGCAGTAATAACGCAATGCGTCAGGTGCATGATCATTTGTCTTTAGCGGGCGTTCTTCGCCGTTCTGTGCAGCTTTTTCATCCCAGACATATAATTCTAATTCTGATATAAGTCCAGTGCATGATTCGTGAATCTTCAGGCAATTGAGTCCAAACAAGGAAGAAACCCTGCGAATCCCTGGCAAAACATCATTCTTTCCTTGGATTACCGGATAACCATCAATCTTTAGCGCAGTAATAAATGATGACGCTGAAGGGTCAACAATTATCTGATGTTCACATTCTTCAGGTGAACCAATAAACTTGTGCATCGCTTCGACATACTGTTCATCGGTCTTTTGCACCATTTCTTTTCTGGAATCCCAACGATATTCACGCATAACATAGATATTATTATCACTACCAATGGCACATTCAAGAAAGACACACGGGTTTATTGTCCCGTAATCGCAAGCGACGTATTTCTGTTCATAGAATTTAACTCCATCTGGAATTTTTGAGTAAACCATATTTCGGTTAAAGCCGTCATAGATGACACCTTCGGCAGCCACACGCAACCCTAGGATGTACATCGCTTTGTATCTTCCAGTGTACTGTGATTCGAGTTCTGCTTTGCGATCCTTAGTCATTGCCAAGTTATCATCGAGCGTAAAGTGAAATCTGAGGTAACCGGGTGCTTGCTGTTCTTCCCAAACATCCGTGAATTTTGTGTAAATGTAATGAGAAGGAACAACCGGGTTTAATGTCCAAAAGATACGGCGGTCACGAGAAACGGCGGTACGGGCTAAGGCCTCAACAATGAATGATTCCGGGTGGGTTGCCACCTCGTCAGCATACCAACCACCGGCAGTCAACCCTTTAAGCCGTTTATAGTCACTGTCATCATGGGCGCCAAAAAGATAAATGATCTTATCCCCTAACCTAACGATTGTTGTGTTGGATTTATCTTTGGTCAAGATAGCTTTCGGGAACATCGCCAGTAGACCGAAGTCACCGACAATCGTATTACGGATAACCGAACCAAGCGTATTTCCTGACATGATAAAGACATTTTCAGGTGATCTTGCTATATACAACATCCAAGCAATGAGTGATGCAACGGTCTTGCCTGAACGGATCGCGCCTTCCCACACGGTCATCCAACCTGTAGCTTTGATGCTTGCACGTGCTTTGTGAGATAATGGCTTTAATCTGTTGTCATCCATCTAAACCTGCCCTGAAATACCATATATAGTCCTTGTCATTGAAGTCTGGACGGAAAACGACTTTGACAAACCCTGATTCTTCATCAAGTTCAATTTGCTTAATGAAATATTGGAATCCATCCGTGTCTTTAGGAATCTCTAGCAGTTCAACAACACGCGGCAGTCTTTTCTTGAGAATATCGATAATGACTGAGTTACAGTCATCTGCAACGTTATGCATTTCAATCATTTCTTTTCCTTGTCTGTTTTCTTTGCTTTTGTCTTTGATTTGGATAATTCTTTCCTTGTTTCTTCCCGTTTCTCTGGATCCAACGGATAACGTGCTTGTCCGGGAATGAATTTGTGATTGTAGTAAAGCATGTGTTCAGGAAGTTTGTGACTTGGTTCTTCAATCCTTGTTATCTTTCCTGATTCCGGGTCACGAACAAATGAGAATTTGTAGATACCTTCTGGGTCATATGCGCAGCATACAATCTGTTTTTCACAACAGAAGAAATAAGACCATGAGTGAGAAAAGGAACTTAAAGCGCTTTTCTCACTGCTATATATTCTTTGAGAATATACAGTTACCGGCTCATACTCTTTTCTTATCATAACATAAGAAAACCCCATTATTTTAATCATATAACCCTGCGCATCATGGTTCTGTTTTCTTGGTACGAAGTTAAACATACTCATAATCACTCCTTGCTATCAATATCAGTCACACCACCAAGTTTGTTGGCCCAGTTCTCCGGATAATGGTCGTAATACCATTCATGCGACTTGTTTCCTAAACGACGCCACCAGAACAAAAAGACTGATGGTAAACCAATGGCCCAAAGGAACAGTGGGCCCAAATAAAGACTCTGCACACTGTGACCCGTCTCATGGTTTAAGATTTCTTGACCAGAGTCAAAATGAGCAAAGATAAAAGGCCCAAGAGACCAACATGCATACCATTTCGTCGGGATCCATAAGACAGTCATATTAGTGTGTGGATTTGTGTATTCAATCGGCTCAATCCTAAACATGAAGTAGAGAATGATGCCGACTAAACACTGCGGCAGTTGCCACAGAAACAAAACAAAGATTATTGGTGTTATATTAGAGTAATTAATCTTCATTATTATTCCTTAACGCATTCTTTACAGATATCGCATAATCTTCAGGCCGTTCATCAATATCATCTGGATTAAGATCAACAAGCTGGCTGGCGATTGATTTCTGTTCTGGGTCAATGTCACCTTCAATAAGACGGTCAATTTCAGCCAAAGCACGGATGACGGAATTTGCCACGGATGAGTTCAGTGCTTGTGACGCTTTCGGGTCTAACTTCTTTAATGCCTTGGCTTCATTAATATCTTCAACGCCTGTCTGGATGATAAAGGCCAATACACGCATACTTTTCTCACGAGACCAGATGGCTTTTTTCTTTGCCTCTTCTAACGCTTCTGCCTCAATCTTTGCTTTTTCCTGTTCGTAGAATGCCTTAACATGTGGCTCTTTCATCAAGTCACAAGCACGAGTGTCACGGTCAGCCCTACTCCACTTCCTAGACATCGGGTATGCCTCCGCATAGGACGCTTCCAGGGTGTTACCTGCCAACCTAGCCATAACAAATGAGTACTGTTTTTTATTTAATTTTTTCATTAGAAAAACGATTCTTGGTAAAATCTTGGATAAATTTTAATATTTTGTTGCAAAATTTAATCAAATAATACACAATTTCGTCAAAATTCAAACCAAAATTGGAGAAAATGGCAAAAAAAAAGATTGCCATTTAAAAGAGTAAAAACGGAGGAAGCTATGTACAAGTATCCAAAAATTGAAACGGTGTATAAGCGAGACATGGACGGCACAAAAAAGCTACTCGATGGAGTTTTTCGGTCGGCTGAAGTCTGTTTATTGTCTTCTTGCCCAATATGGGCAGCATATGAAAAGCTGGATGGTAGCAATCATCAAATCTATTGGGATGGCCACACAATAAAGCTGGGTGGAAGAACTGAGAACTCGAACATCCCAAATCCAGTTGTTGAGTACTTCGAGAATAAGTTCAACAACAACGAGACTGAGGAATTGTTTGAACAAATCTTTGGTGACAAACCAATGGTTCTGTTCTTTGAGGCTATTGGGAACAAGATTCAGACATATGGCAAGCACTATGGAGACATGCCACGATTTGTCATTCTGGATGTCTACAATGTGGATAATGACTCATGGTGGAACTATGGCGCAGTAGATGATACCTTGCCTAATTATCGATCGATATGTTCCATGGCAAATGCGCTTGCGGTTGAATGCAAACGTGAAGTTATGAGCGGAACAATTGATTCGATTATTACGTATGTCAAATCGAAGCCGATGTCAAAGTTTACGAAAGAAGGCGATAAATTGCCAATGGAAGGTGTTGTTGCCGTTCCTTGCTTAGAACTGAAAGATGGCAATGGAGAAAGGATAATCGTTAAGATAAAGGGTTGCGATCATTGTGAAGACTGGGCTTCGTTTATGAAGGCTTATAAATAATATTGTCTGAAATCAGTAACGCTTTACAGGAGAAAACAACATGGAAACCGAAGGAACATCAAAAGAGCTGTTGAGTAACAACAACCCAAATCTTGAATGGGCAAAAGAAGCTAATGGAAATCAGATAACAGAGTTTATGGATACTGTTCATCCCGGCAATGAGATAGCAGATGCATTCAACAACGTATTTGATAGCGCAAAAGAAATCACGCGTTATGGGGAATTAATGCATAAAGGGATACAGCTAACAAACGAGATGTCTGCAATGAGAGTCCAGATCGCTGATCTTATGCAAAAGCTAAAAGTAAAAGAGGTTGAGTTCAACAGTAACCAAAAAGAAATTACAGAGATGAAGAAATTCATTGTAAACAACCCTTTATTAAGGCTTACAAATAACGAAGGAGCAAGGCAATGATAGAGAAGCTGTTCAAAATGATTGAAGATGCTCATTGTGGTATGTGCATCAACGTCGAATACTATCATGTTTGCGGCCATGTCATTACGATATACAAGACGCCTGCATTGATCGAAGATAACAGACCGCTAATATTAGTTGAAGGTGATTTGGAAACAGCAGCGGCACAAGCATATTTGCTTTTAGACCAATATTTAAACATGACAGAAAAAGAGCGTGGCGAAATTGAACGAATGTATATCAGCTATAAATATAGAAAAGTCGGAGAACCAAAAGATGCGACTGAGCTGGCTGAATTTTAGAAAAGCAAAAATACGCTGAGTAAAGGATGGAAAACGATGAAAAGTAAAGAAACGGTCTTTGAGCTTCGCAACGTAGATGATTTAATCCCGTATGCGAGAAATGCAAGAACGCATAGTCCGGAGCAGGTGCAGAAATTAGCAGGTAGTATCAAAGAATTTGGATTTCTGAATCCTGTAGTGATTAGTGAGGATGGTGGGATCCTCGCTGGTCATGGAAGGGTAATGGCAGCACAGAAATTGGGAATCAAACAGGTACCATGCATTATTGAAAGCCATCTGACCGAGACACAGAGGAAAGCATATATTCTCGCTGATAATCGTCTTGCATTGGATGCAGGATGGGATGAAGAAATGCTTGCTTTAGAACTAGGCGATTTGTTAAACAACAACTTTAATAAAGATATAATTGGGTTTACAGAAAAAGAGATATCGGACATATTAAACGCCGAATCAAGCGACGAAATTTCCATACCCGAAGAAATCAATTATAAAAAAGATTTGGAAATAATAATTTCCTGTGAAAACGAAATTGAGCAAGAAACTCTTTTTAACGAATTAAAAGAAAGGGGAATAAAATGCCGAGTTCTAGGATTGTAAAACAAACTAAAATTAGCGATTCTTTTCGTGTAAACAAAATAAAAGGAACTTTTGACTATCAAAACGAAATAGTTGGAGAAACTTTTGATGTTAATATTCCTATTGAAAACAAAGATTGGAGCATAGGCCTTATTGTAGGCAGTTCTGGGAGTGGCAAAACCACAATAGCAAAAAATATCTTTACTGATTTTTATTTCTTTAATGGTTTTTCTTGGAAAGAACCTAGTCTGGTTGATGATTTTCCTCAAACCTGTTCTGTGGAAGACATAACTAGGTCTTTAAACGCCGTAGGATTATCTTGTGTTCCTGATTGGCTAAAACCATTTAATGTTCTTTCAAACGGTCAAAAGATGAGGGCTGAACTGGCCAGAATCTTTTTTGAGACAGAAAAACCAATAATTTATGATGAATTTACTTCCGTTGTAGATAGAGAAGTTGCTAAAGTAACAAGTTGTGTTATTTCAAATTATGTAAGAAAAAACAACAAAAAATTTATCGCTGTTAGTTGTCACAGCGACATAATAGACTGGTTGAATCCTGATTGGGTTTATAATACAGATTTAAATGAATTTAAATGGAGGTGTCTTCGGCGAAGACCAGAAATCAAAATCAGAATTAGAACGGGAAATAACAAAGAATGGGGAATATTTAGCCGATATCATTATCTAAACACAGGACACAATAATTCAGCAAAAGTTTTTATTGCCGAACTAAATAATAAACCTGTAGGTTTTTTATCATTATGTTTTATGCCTCTTTTAAAGTTTAAAACCTATAGGTGCCACAGGTTAGTTGTGTTACCAGACTATCAAGGTCTAGGCATTGGTTCTGCAATTTTAAATTTTGTTGGAGAATATATCTATAAAAAATTAGGTTGTAGACTTCTTTTAGTAACAAGTCTAGCCTTTTTAGCTAAAAGTATTTCTAAAAACAAAAAATGGTCTCTTACCAGACGTGGACATGCCAAGCCTTACAAATCTAGCAAGTCTTCCCTAAATTCAGTAGGTTCAGTAATTATGTCGTCGTTTAACACGACTAGTTCTAGTAACAGATATACTTGGAGTCTTTTTTATAATCCAAATAAATAAAGTTTTGTGGTACGAAATTGACGCCAATTTCTTTTAAACAGAAATGTCTTTTAAATTCAATTATATTTGTTAATTCAAAAGCCACTCCCATTTCTTTATTTTTATAATAATTCTTAAATTCTTCTATTGTAATTCCACTTTTATCTTTTGTCATTTCCCACAATTTTACAGGAGGCTCTTCTATAATGTTTTTTATTGTAGCAGAGCAAACACATTTGTTTATAGGCGTTGTAACATAAAAAATTATTTTTTCTATCTTTTGTAGTGGCTTCTTTTTTCTATATTCAAAAGTTTTGTTTCCGTTTAATATTTCTTGAACAAATTGATGTTTTATTGGCAAAATAATATCCATGCTTGTTTTTTTTCCTTTACACGGCACTTTTTTTGTGCCTTACGCCATTTTTTCCTTTACACGGCACTTTTTTTGTGCCTTACGCCATTTTTTCCTTTACACGGCACTTTTTTTGTGCCTTACGCCATTTTTTCCTTTACACGGCACTTTTTTTGTGCCTTACGCCATTTTTTTTCTTTACACGGCACTTTTTTTGTGCCTTACGCCATTTTTTTTCTTTACACGGCACTTTTTTTGTGCCTTACGCCATTTTTTTTCTTTACACGGCACTTTTTTTGTGCCTTACGCCACCTAACATTATATAGCCACACGTGCGTAAAAAGAG